CGCTGGCTGGTTGACGCTCGGACCCTCCCCAGGGCCGATTTTGTTAAGCCGTGCCAGCGCCCAAATTTTTGATGTCCATCGTGGGATTCTCCAAGACGACGAACTGATCGCTGCGCATGTAGCGCGTTTCGCCGGTGTCCTCGAGGATCACGGCGTAGATGTTGTTGAAATAGGCTCCCTGCGATTCGACATACCACACCGAGCCGAGACCGAGCGGGGTCTTGACGGGAACGGGGCGGGCGAATTCGTGGATCATTGGAGATTTGAAATTTGAGATTTCAGAAAGATTGCCGGGGACGGTGCGGCCGCACCTTTTCAGCGCACGGGTTCCCAAGGTTGCGGCTCCAGAGGGATGCAGATTTTAGCTCTGCACTGGCGCATAGCCGTGGAGTCCTCCCGACCTCGATGTAATGCTGCGGATAATTCCAGTATGCATTCATCAGTGTGTCTCTACGCTGCCCGGACAAAAAGAATGTGCAGGCGCCCCACTCGTCTCGCTCGGTGGAGCTGGGCATCCCGGAGATGGTCCGCGGCGTCACACCACATGAACGCCGGCGAGAACCCGCTTGAGCCTGCAACTTGAAAGTCATTTGGATTGTTTGCGCTTGCGCGCGGCGAAGGCGGCGGCGAGGGCGGGCAAATTATTGCTGGCGCGGTCGCGGCCGACTTCGTTGTAAAGTTTGATAGCCTGCTTGAGCTTGGCCTTGATCTCTGGCGTGTCGGTCGGATGACTCGTTAGGTCGTACATGTCGCGGGGCTTAGTCATAGATGGTTACCCTCCACAGCCCGATTTGAGCCACCGCATAGCCCAACCAAATCAGACTATGCCAGTAGCGGTGCTGGATGAGGCCGAGGTCGATGGCGACGGCGAAGTAGAGGAAGCCGACCAAGGCGATGAGGACGCCGGAGGTCATCGGCGCGCTTTGGCGGTCTTGGCAGATGCGCGGAAGGCTTTGGCGGTGGGCGCGCCGGCGGAACCGGGCTTGCGCATGCGTTCACCGCTTCCGGCGGCGATGCGGGCTTTTTTGGCGTGGATGTTGGCGTATAGTCCTTGTTTCATGGTTTGTTTTTTCGGATGGCTTCTCGGAAAAGGTATTGGATCAAGTAAGCGCCGGTTTCCTCGTCGCTGCTGGTAATGTGCTTCAAGAAATCCTGCACAACGTGATACAGCTCATGGACGAGGCTGCCGGTGTCCGCGGCGTCTTCGATCCAGACAACGGCTTGGCTGCCGCAGCACATCGCCCAGGCGGCGTCGGAGTCATCGGGCTGGTTGTCGGGGTCTTTGGGGTCGAGATTGAGAATGTTCGCACACCGCCGGATCGCCGATGACTGCGGGGTTCCACAATAGAACTCCACAACCAGACCAAAGGTCTGCTCTCGGACAACGAACCGGCGGGTGCGTTTCATTTAAGCGGCTTTCTTCGCCATGAGCTGGACGTAGTGGAGGTTGAGACGCGCTTGGAATACCTTCCAGAACGGCTCGGCGCTGAACATCCAGGCGACCTCAAAGTCATCCGGGGATTCTTTGCCAATGCGGACGATGCCGCGGCGCTGGACTTTCATGTCCGGCCGGTTCTCGTTCCAGAGTTGCTCGTAGCCAGCGAGCTGCACCTTGTGCGCGCCGACAATGGCTTTGGATGTCTTCCAGTCGAGGAGGACGATCTTGCCGTCGCGGTCGCGGCTGGGTGCATCGATGGTTCCGCCGAAGAGGTATTCCTCGGAGACCAACTGCACTTCTGGCTCAATGACGGTGAGACCTTCTTCGTCCCACCAGCGCTTGAAGTTGTTGAACGCAATGGTGGCTTTCTCAACATCCGCGGGGCTGAACTCGGAGAGGTCGGCAACGTGGTTGTGGAGAAAACACTCAATGAGGAAGTGCGCGATGGTGCCGATGTCGGCGGCCTTGTCGCGCACCTTGCGGTAATCCTGACCGTCCATACCCAATTTCCACGCCCAGTGGATGAGGCCGCTGCTGTCCTCGCCGATCTTGGCGATGGTTGAGGCGCCGGGAACGTCGGTGCCGTCTTTGAGCGGATACTTCTGGTGGGCGCGGGTCTTCTCGAGGCGTACGATTTTGCGTCCGTCTGCAGTAAAACGATCCGGCTCGGCGGGCTTGGCTTTCTTAGGGAGGGGACGTTTTGTCCCCTCCCTTTTGCGTGTGGTGTTTTTGGCTGGCATGGGAGGTTACCAGCTAATTTCTTCGTCGTCCGTCCCCGTCTTGCGAGCGGCGGGCTTGGCCTCGCTCACGTCGAAGCCGTAGGCGGTGGCGCTGCCGCCATCGCCCCAAGTGACGAGGTCATGCACCATGACAGCCTTGGGCTGGAGTGTGATACCGGCGCCGAGCGTGCCCGTGTACCAGCAGTAGGGAACGACCGCGACTTGGATCTTGCTGCCGCCGCCGACATTATCAGTGATGATGTCGCCGGAAGCGTTGAACAACTTCGGTGCGCGGCTGTAGGTCTCGCCGGCCTTGTCTTTGCCCACGGCTTTGACCTTGAGCTTCAACTGGACGAGACCGTCGTTGTCTTCCCACGGCGCGGCGTGGAGCTTGAGCTTGTCTTTTTTCAGCTCGGCCTTTTTCTCGGCGACGAACGCGGAGAAAAGCTCCTCAGCTTGCTTGATGAACGGTTCGGCTTCCTCGGCGGTCAGCTCGAGGTTGACTTTGAACACTCCCACGTCGTCGAACTTGGTGTCGGGACGGTTGAGGTGAGGGTAGCGGGCGATGCCCGCGGGTGTGGTTAGGGTTTTTGAGGCCATGTTATGTGGTTGGTTGTTGGTTTTGTGTTGGGACTAGAAAATCGGAGCGGCGAAGGATGGTAAGGAAGTCAGCGGCGCGCAGCGTGATGAACCACTCCTCGCCGTTGCGCTTGTGGGCGACGACCGGGAAGAGCTTGGCCTTGGCGTCGCGGATGGCCTGGGCCATCCAGTCGCGGATCTTGACCACCTGGCAGAACTTCACCTCCCAGTGGAAATCCGGCAGGCACGGGCAGACAACGTCCGGCGAATCCCCAAGTCCGCTGAACTGCTGCCCGCGCCTGATCCCAGAGTCGCCGAAGGCTTCGCGCAGCTCGTCGCGCCACATGCGTTCTCCGCGGGCGCCTTTTGCGCGACTATTCATTGATGGCCTCCCAAAGTTGTTTCGCCGGGGCGTAGACCGAGCCGTCGCTGTCGCTGGTGCGGCCAACTGGTGCGGTGCCTTCAAAGCGGGTGAGCGAGGGGCGCCAAGTGAGGTTGAGCGTGCCGGTGCGGCCGGCGCGGTGCTTGGCCACGATAAGCTCGGCGTCTTGCACTTCCGGCTCCTCGTCTTGCACGGCGTAGTAGGCGGGACGGTGGATCAAGCAAACGATGTCGCTGTCTTGCTCAATGCTGCCGGATTCGCGGAGGTCGCTAAGTTTTGGGCGGTTGTCGCTGCGGTTTTCCGCTTGGCGGTTTACCTGGGCGGCGGCGACGACCGGAATGCCCAACTCCATGCTCATGGCTTTGAGGCCGCGGCTGACGAAGCCGACTTCGTTCTCGCGGGATTGGGCACCGGAGTGACTGACAAGCTGGAGGTAATCGACGAAGATGCACTTCACGCCCCAGCGGCGGACGGCCAAGCGGGCGCGGCCGCGGATGTCTAAGAGGGTGAGGCCGCCGCGGTCGTCAACGTAGAGGGGTTCGGTGCTGAACTGCGTGGCGGCGTCAAAAATGCGGTGCTTGATGCTGGCGGTGAGGAAGCCGTTCCGAATGATCTCGGTGTTCGTCTCAGCGCGGCCGAGGACTACGCGCGCGGCCAGCTCGTTGGCGGGCATTTCAAGGCTGAAGTAAACGACCGGCACGCCACGGCGGGCCATGTTGTCCGCCATATTCAACATCAGTGCGGACTTACCCATGGCAGGGCGACCGGCAATGATGGTGAGCTGGCCTCCGCGGAGTCCGCCGGTGACTTGGTCGAAGTCGCGGATGCCGGTCTGCAGGCCGAGCTTTTTGCCACCTGCCATGAGGCTCTCCAGCTCTTCAAGGAGTCCCGGGACAATGGCGCTGGGGGCGCGCATGCTGTCGGTGGCGGTGGTGAGGGAAAGGCTGAGGACGCTCTCGCCGGCTTGCTGCAGGACGCTGTCGGCGTCGCTGGCCATGTCCTGGGCGGCGGCTTGCATGGCGACGCTGGCGTCGATGATGCGGCGGCGGGCGTGGAGGTCGCGGAGGGTTTGGGCGTGATATTCGACCGCGGCGCTGCCTCCGGCGTAGTCGCCGAGCATCTCGGTGAGGGCGCCGGCGCCGCCAACGAAGTTGAGCTTGTGCGCGGCATCGATGCGCTGGGTGGTGGCGATGAGGTTCGGTGTGCCGCCTTCGCCGCGGATCTCGCAGATGGTCTCGTAGATGAGGCGATGCGCGGGCGTGTAGAAAAGGTCGGCGTGGATGCCGGAGACTTCGTCGCAAAGTTTCG